AGACCCATTTAGCCGCGCCTCAATTTCCGCCAGTCGTATGGCTGCGTCTTCCAATGCAAATAAAAGCTCACGACCAGCGGCGGTAACTCGCGTTCCTTCACTACCATCGCCGGCGTCTAAAATCATTTTGTTAGCCAGCGAAACAACACCTTCTCTGTCACCTTGTTCTGCGAGGCGTTTCAATTCATCGGTGTAATTTAGAAACTGCTCGCGAGCCATGTTGATACCCAATTCTGCGTAGGTTTTTTCATCTACGGCTTCAAAGTATTGGTCTGGTGTAATCCCAAACATCATAGCTTGGGGGGAGATAGCAGCGAGACCGGCCATAAAGTCCTTCCACCAAGGGGCGTTAGTGGTCTCCTCAATTTTTTCAATAACGGCCACTAAACTATCTAATTGCGCTTCGTCATTGAGTTCGCGCATTGCACTAGACATTTCTCTAATTTCATAAGTCAAATTACCAAATTGTTGATCTAACTCTTTATCCTCCAGTCTATCTAATGTCCCATTGTATCGCGAGGTGGCACCATCCAAGTCCCCAATAGCGTCTTCAAGGGTCTTAGCTTCCCCAGCGGTTCGCATCAAACCGGAAGCAATTGCCGTAAGTATTGGGATGACTATGCCAAGACCAGAGAATAGCGTAATCATCTTGGTCGAACGAGACAGCATCGCCATTGTACCAACAAGCTGAGTCGCTTGTTGGCCGAGAGCTACCATGAAATTTGTTCCAGACTGGATTTGAACAAAGAAGTCGCCGACCTGATAACCAACCTGCTGGGTCATAACACCAAAATTGTTCAGACCCGTTCTCGTCCGATTACCAGCGGCGGCAGCCTCCCGAAGAGCGTTACGATAATCGCGCAGAGCTTGTGCGGCCTCTTGCGTAGAGATAACCCCAGCATCAACGGCTTGGCGCAGTGACTTAGCCGCGTCTCGCATGCGGTTTTGCATGGCGATTGTTGGGTTTATTGCACCTTGGAGTTGTCGATACTGATCAGCCAATCGCTGCTTGTTTTGAGCTTCGGCGGCGTCAAGCGCGGCTTGCTTTGCAGCTGCCTGCTCCTCCATGCGCCGAGATTGTTCGATCATGTCCAAGCGACGACGCTGTTGTGCGAACCAAGCGTCTTGACGTTGCTTTTCTTCTCTTGCGAGCCTTGCGGCGTCTGCCGCTTGTTTCTGCGCAGCTTTCGCAGCCTCGTTTGCAGCTTTAGCTTGCTCTTTCTTAGCCTGTGCAGACTTCAGTGCAGCTTTGGCATCCGCTTCTGTTAGGCCCGTAAGAGAACTAAGTTGCGCAGCCAACTTCGATTGGGCCGTAAGCATCGCATTTTTGGTTATTAGGTTCTGCTTGTATAATTGGTCTAGCTTTGACCACTCGCCCGCTGTCGATGAAATCTTATTGGCGAGACCAACGACGCTGGTCCCGACCTTTTCGCCAGCATTATAGAAGCGCTCTAGCGACTTGGTTGCGGTCGCCTCACCCTTAACCTGAAGATCAATCGTAACGCTGCTAAGAGATGCCATCAGTCGCTTCTTTCGTTCGATACTCTGACCCAGAGCATATCAACCGCTTTGATTATATCAACTTCGTGCGAAGATAACACAATCCGATTGAGATCGCACCATGCCTTGATGCCTTCCCACGACAATGGGTTAGGGCCAGACATACCATACGTCCGACCCTTACTCATGTCGATGAAGGCATCCCAAAGATGCTGACAATAGTGCGGGAACTCGGGACCAATGAGTTCTTTCGGAACCTTGCCGATCTGCTTCTGCACTTGCAGGAGATGCTGCCTTTCGCTTAGGCCGTCCTTGCCGGCGCGATCTAAGCGAAAGTTGTGTTCGGCGTATTCAAGAAGCCTGGTCTTCGCTATTCCAAAAAAGCGATGTCGTCTCCGATGACGGTTTCGACCTGCTTACGCACCCACGGAAACTTGGTGTAGATTTCGCGGGCTCGCTCTGGGGAGAAGGTTTCTTTCTTCTTCCCAACGCTCAGATTCCAACCCTCAGTACACGCAACCAACAATTCCAACGCTGAGTTGTCCAACTCTTCAGATGTCAGAGAGAGGTTGCCACCAGCCTTCTGCGCAGCAGCAAAGCGCTTGTTCTGCTGCTCATGGCGCTTAGCCTTGTGCTTTGAGGAGTAAGGCCCATGCAGCGTGATGAACATCTCGCTGCCGTCCTCTTCGTTGAGAATGACTTCTTGGGTTTTCGGATTGACGATTTTTACGTCAAGGGTTTCCTTGACCGTTGCAACTGCTTCAAGACCCATCGGGTGTCTCCTGTGTTGTCGGGGTTAATGTCAGGTGGATGGGCGACAGCCCCGACAACCGCCGCCCATCCTAGTCCCGACGTCGGGATTAGGATGTACGGGTGATCTTCAACTGAGTGCCTTCAACGCTGTCGTACAGGGCGACAAACGGCATCTCAATTACACGCGACTGCTCGTTGGCAAGCGGGATCGGCGCACCGTTGTACTTCACACGCGGGAAGTAGAAGGTGTATGGGTTCGCGCCAGTCGGATCGTCAACGCTGACTTGGATCTCACTCTCAGTCTCGTTGAGGAACTTGTTGATCAGCGTGGCGTTCTCTGCGTAGACCGAAAGCGTACCTTCGATGGTCGAACGACCATACTCAAGCGCAGGGGCAACGTCAGAGCCAACAACAAAAGTCGGCGCAAAGGCGTTTGTTACGCTGAAGCTGATCGACGTCACGATGTCCATCAGATCAGTAGAACCAACGCCACCTTCGTAGATCGCACCGTTGTAGCTGTCGAACGGGCTGTTGATAGTGGAAGCCGAAACAGTCTTCCCAGTGCCGCTAATCGTGCCGGTCTTACCAACCATGTCGAAAGATGTCTCGACCATCTGGTTCGGTGCAATGGAGATGTTCAACGTACCGACTGTCATACCAGTGAACAGGCGGAACTGGGTGATATCCTCAAGACGATCTTCAATTGAGAGATACTTCGGTGTTGTACCGACAGTTAGGACGTCTGTGCTAAACGTGGACAACAACGCGCTCTCAAGGAAATCGTCGTAGTTCGCCTTGCGAAGGTCCACTTCAATCGAACCAGCTGCGTTTTTGTTGCCATGACGGTCAACGCGCGGCATGCGGTCAGACTGAATGTCCTGCCCCTGAAGGCGTTCCTTGGTTACGTCCAAAGAGTGTGTCTTGATCGGCAGGTTGGTAAAGGACGTCGCTACAGTGTCAAAATCCGCTTGGACACCGAAAGCGAGAGAACTGCGCGACCCTTGAGCGAATGTTGGCATCTTAGCGTCTCCAAAGGCTAGGTTTCATTCTCGACATTATCATCTTGCACCCATTGTCGCAAGAACAGCGAATCAATCCGCGTATATGTACCAAGCGATCTCCACCGGAACGCAATAAAATGGTTCGCGTTCGAACTGCGCCCCGAGTTCCGCATACTCAATGGACACGTTTATACCGCTTCCAGAAATATCCGTAGAGCCGTCAAACGCCGCCAGAATGGTGTCCGCATAATCGAAGGCTGGTCCAGTGCCGACATCCGTAGGTACGCACACCAGAAGGCGGTACAGACCTTGGTAGCGATGCTGCGGGTTTGGTCCACGCACGGCAGGGCGGCGTGACGTGACGAAGAACTGCACCTCGACATGTTCGTCCGGCGCATTCGCGGTGTACTTCACATTCTCGTAGGCTATCGTTGGAAGCCCTGTCGCAGCCGCCAAAGCCGTGTCGAGAACTGCGCCAATTGTGTTTGTTATCGCCATTGTCAGCCTCTACGTTTCGCAACCGCGTCGTTCACCAACCGAGCAACCTCGCGCTTGGTCTGGGCGTACACCCCATGTTCTGCTTCCACTATAGACGAATATTCCATTGGGTTTCGGAAAACAAAGTTGTTCTGCCCAGGATCAGCCAAGCTACGCACTGCGCCGGCGGCGTTCAGAAGGCCAAACCCATCGATGTCGGCCTTCATATTCTCAAACCCTTTGTTTCGTGCGTCTGGGATCTCGGGAGAACCCTCGCGACTGACGCGAGACGCCTCTTCGGGTCGCACTTGGTTTGAAGTGTAACTTCCGCTTCGTAGCGCCACCTCATGTGTCGAGGCGTAATAACCACTGTCCACAGGACTGACTTGAGAAATGACTTCGGCCATGTTGACCAAGGTTCGATACTTTAACGCACCGACCTGTTGTCGAAGGTCTCGGGCGATCACATCGAAATCCATGTTCTTAACGAAGGCTTTCGCTTGTGTCATCTTAGCCCCTCGTCTGACAGATATACCCCAACACCGTAGATCCAGACTGCATCTTGCGAACAGTCAGAACCTTGACTGTGTCGTCCACGATGTCGCCGGGTTGCGGGGTGTTGTCCATCGGGGTCGCACGAAGAAGTAGCTTCCTGTCGTCTTGCAGGACCGACGTACCGTCCACCTCAACCTCAGTGTATGAGACAAAGACACCCTTGGCTGTCCAACTGAGTGGTGTCCCGCCAGTGACGGTTCGGGTGGCGGGATTGTATGTCCCACCAGCCTTCTCACGAGTGAGGGTCACGTCATAACCGTGCCTGTCTATGATGTTGTTGGCAGCGCTCAGTAGGCTCATAATCCCACATCCCAAGGTCTTGGTTTACCGTGGAAGCATACAACATTTGCGTCGGCTGTAACACCGTCACGTTTCCAACTCACAACCTGACCCGGCAACACGTCTTGCCAGTACGCCACAGAGCCGAGATCGCAATCGGATATGAAGCCCTGATCACCCCAGCGAGCAGGGGTCTTGCACCGAGCCATGTGCTTCTCTGGGTGTTCCAGAAAACGATCATAGATGCGGCTCATGTCGCCGTTCCACGCCATCAGACCCGAACCCATCTGCGTTGGTTTGTAGAAGTCACGCAACGCGATGAACTCGTGTTTCTCAGCGGCAGCGAGCAAGTCGTCCAAAGGTCCGACGATCATCGTATCGAGGTCCATGTAGAGATACGGACCTTTGAACCGGAACAACTCTATCTTTGCCCACCACCCTGGGAACCCATGCAGCATTCTGCTGTCATCAAGCACCTCGAACGGATACCCGCGACATTGCTTTCGAAGTCGTTCGACGTGCTCTTCGGTATATTCGCCACCGCTCCTGAGAACGGTTATGATCCTGCTCATTTGGGTGCGCAGATCATGTTGCGGCGATCCCGCAACTTCCAAGCATAGTCGCGGTGCATTAGCCAAACAGCAAGTTCTTCCACCTTGTCAGTGGTGTTAGCTTCAAGAACCATCTTTGGTCGGCAACGCGAGATCAACTGTTCAGCACCTCGCAGGACGTGGATCTCATGTCCTTCCACATCAACCTTCAGCATGCCAACATCGACGGTGGTTGGGATCGCCTTGTCCAGCGTCACGACCTCAACATCCATTGAGTCCGATCCGCCGTGGATATCCTTCTCAAGGCTGGCACCGCTTGTCAGTGGGAGACGAGGGTTAAAGCGCAATTTGCGCTCCTTGGCCGACTTGCTGGACACTGCGACGTTGCGGAGATCGTACTCCACATCGTTCAGCTTCATGTTTTCCAGCGCTCGCTCATAGGAGTTCGGCAGCGGCTCGAAGCCGTACACCTCGTACCCGCGCATTGCGACCGGGATAGCGAACCATCCGGTCGAGTGCCCGACATCGACATAGGCACGGCCATCTTCCAAATTCGAGAACATCCATGCCGTTGTCTCGGGCTCAAAAGCTCCCTTGCCGGATTTGATGTGCTTGATGATCATGTCGTCTTTGACGATGAACTCAGCACCGTTTGCTTCAAATGTGTCTTTGCTCATAGCAAGTCCTCCAGTGGCCTCGTCGGGAAGGCCGTGACGTTTGAACCCGAAGGCCCGACGTAGTTTGTGCAGCATACTTTGTCTGCCACCCTATCAAAAGCCTTGGCCCATCGCCCGAGCATGTGATGCGTGTTCTTGTTCTGGCTCCGGTAGCCGTCGTGGAAATGGCTCTTGTTATCGACCCATTTGAAGTCGAACCCGAGAAGCCCAATGTTTCGATATCCGAGCAAGTAGGCGTAGTTCAGAGACGCGAACCCAGAGTCGTACCCACGCAATGCCCCGATGTCCTCACTGAATCCGTCACCGCGTTCGCGCATGACATATGTCGCATCTGGGATGACCATCTCTTCGTCTGGTCGTCTGGCAATAACAACCTCGCCGTCGAACTTCAGGATTTCATCTTTCAGACGACTTGGAAAATATCGATCCAGCGTCACCAACACATCGCAGTTGGCGAGCCAACCAGACTTGTTTGCGCCAACTCTGAATGCTTCTGGCAGGGTGTCGAAATCAAACCCTTGGAGAGACGGACCAGACCCAATGACGAAGCAATCGTGCGTCATATGTCATAGTAATCGTCTGTTGGCGGGTTCGCGTACTGGTCTTGGCGGAACTTCGGTTTGACGCGATCATCGTCCTCATCTGCCGCATCCATCGCTGCGATAGATATTCCGCCGGCAGCAGGAATACCGAGACCGCGAGACCCATACTTCTTCGACTGCATCTCAAGTTTGGTCGCGAGAGAGTAATACTGCTTACTCTTGTCGCTGTTATCTACGCTTATGGATTCAAACTTCTCATTCACCTGAGATGCGTATTTGGCACCAAGGGCGCGAGCGCAGATCGCAGCGGCCAGATAAACGTCATCTGACGCCTGGGACAAGGCGAAGACAATGTTGTCGTTGCTTATCGCATAATCCGTTGAATCCGTGTCTCCCACAAGGAAGCGGACGTTATTGATATTGGCCGATGCCCCAGTCTCATCACCCTCGACGTTGATGGTGATAAAGCCACTGTTTGGAAACGTCTCAACAGTGTTGTCGCTATAAGTGACAACGAACTCAGCCTCCAAGAAACCCGGCGTTGCCGTGTCAGCGGCTTCCCAGTCGTATCGAACAGTCGGGGTTGTGTCCTCGGTTACGATGACTGCAGATTTGGAGGTCCAAGTCTCAGTTCCGATTGATCGATACCGAAACACAACTGTAGAACCAGTAAGCACAACATCCGTAGGTGTCAGCGCGTAAAGGATTGCAGGGCTGGTGTCGTTCTGCTTGATGTTGAAAGTCGCCATTACGCCGCCCTTACGATTGTCCCGCCAGTCGAGGTCACAACGATA